CCCACATGAAAAAACTAACACAAATTGTTATAAAACTAATAGGTTTAATGAAGTTAGCATACGGAGATAATGCTGGAACATAACTTCCAACTCCTGCCAAGAAAAAAGCCGCTACTCCACCCCCTGCCAAAATTGGCCACATCCAAGTAGGAATATATGCTAAGACATGATTAACGTAAAATGTAAACATTTACTGCTCCAATATAGTTAATGCGTTGCTGTAAGCAGCTTCGCGTTGTTGTAAATCTGTATACCCACCATTAATAAGATAAGTTACTTCCTTAGTATTTTGAGTATCTGAATATTGATTTAAGTTGTTTGTCGACCAAACCCAACATGCTACTTCTACTGCCCCATCAAATGTAAGTAAGTACGCTGGCACTTGTGTAATATCCATATCAGTGTTTTGCGCAAATAAATTATAATTGTATTTACCAGTAATTTGAATTAACCCACGTCCTATATAACGCCATCCATCTCCAGATGCTTCATCGCCATTTCCTAGTCTATTAGCGTAGGCACGATTAGCAATCTGTTCTGGATGATGTGCATATTCATTGGCTATTTGAATAGTAGGAAAATAATTGGGCCATTCCCGCATCAAACTTTGAGCACTATAATTCAAATTTTCTATTAGTGCTGTATATGCTTCTGATTCAACATAAGTTTGAGCTAAAAATTGTGCTATTCTGTAAGTATTATCAATTTCATATGTTGGAAAATACGTATTCAAAGTGTTACACCACTCTGCAATATAGGAATTATTGGGTAAAAACTGCTGTAATTGTTGTTCTGTAATCGGCATAGTAGATAGTATTATCTACTATTTAGTTAAGCATTATTACATTTTTGTACTGTTTTATGCTTGTTCCATAGCATCTGCTATAGTTCTTAAAATTTCACCAATTTTCATATTATAATATTCCTGCGGCGCTTTGAAGAGCCTTAATGTCCTCATCCTGCTCGTAAAATGTTCGAGGAGGTAACCCGGCAGCAACACGCACTTCATTTAAATCTTCATCGTGTTCTTTACGGTATTCTTTTGGCGATAGTGGAACTATGCGCTCAAATTCTTCTTGACTAAATGGCGTTTCTTTGCCACCATATATCATAGACCAATCTTTTGCTTCAAATTCTGTAAGCGTTGCCAGATCATCTAATAATTGTTGTACATGTGCTCCTGCTGTACTGCGTCGACGAATTTCAACGTATACTAAGTAACGATTAGGTTTAATTTCACCTGGCGAACGGTCAGCGTCAATAACAAAATCATAGCCTTTTTCAAACCAATTCATTAGGTCTTTGGCGGCTTTTTCGTCACGAACAAAAAATGACACAACAATAATGTCGTCATCTTCGCCCATCTTGGAAGTAAACTCGTCAACATGAATTGTAGGTTTTAACAACCCTTCCATATCTTTATATGTTAAAGTTTCAAATATAAAATTAGAGTTGGGGTTATTGGGCTGGTGGTTGGGCTGGTGGTTGTGCTGGTTGTTGTTCATTTTCTGTTTCATCAGGTTGTTGGTCTTTTCCAAAATTTTGAGTATAGGCTTTATCTAAAGCTGCCAAATCAATTTCTTGTTCTTCCATTTCAATACTGCCAGTGCGTATATCACTCATTAAACTCTTGGGCATAGTAATTTCAACTAGCCATATTTTCTTTTCGGTAATTCTAGCAATCTTAGTACCTGGGCGATAGTCGGTAGGATCCTCAATTTTAATAGGAATCTTCATGTTAGTTTTTTTAAACTTTACTTCGCAATCAAATGGAAGTAATCTACGTGCGCCACGTGGATCGGGCATTAAATTCTCAGGCCACAAAAATATACAGGACACATTATATCTAGTAATTGTTGGGCCTTGAACTAGCTCGCCAATATCCCAGTTCTTAAAAGCATATAAATCAAGCGAATCTAAAACCCGCTCAAAATCCAGCAAAGTTAATAAAGATCCTTCAGACATGTAGATATCTTTAATATTCTTAGCGACCTGCCAATAATCTTGATGGTCTTTAAATATGTCCGAGTCGAAAGGTTTGTTTGCCATGGTACTATTATTTAGTTAAATGGAAAGGTTAGGGTTATTTTGAATTTTTGGGGCCTGGGTATGTACTTATGCTATCTATTACACTTATTAACACCCATAGAATATAAAAATCATGGGTCGTAAATACTTTGGACAGCAAGGTGCTGTCGGAAGTAACTCAACTACAATGGAGTATAAATTGAGTAGACACAGAGCAGTAAAATCACAAAAACGCCAAATGGCACAACCAGAAAACACAATACGCTTCGACCAAGTTAAACCAGTAAAACAACGCCCGATTGACATAGTTCCCAGAACTAGAAATCAGGAAAAGTTAGTATTGGCTTTACAAGACGATAGTCAGTATATTGTCGTAACAGCGGGTCCGGCAGGCACAGGCAAGACATATCTTGCCGTCCTGGCGGCAATAAAAGCCTTTAGAGAAGGAGAAGTAGATCGCATAGTACTAACTAGACCAGCAGTTTCTGTTGAAAACGAAAATCACGGATTTTTACCGGGTGACTTAAATCAAAAAATGGACCCGTGGATTAAACCAATTACAGACATACTGAGAGAGTATTATCGTCCGCAAGACATTGCAGCGATGATCGAAGATCAGAAAATTGAAATTGCTCCGTTGTCGTTTATGAGAGGCAGATCACTAAAAAAAGCATTTATCATCGCTGACGAGGCTCAAAATATGACCCCTGCTCAAATGGTCATGCTTCTAACACGCATTGGCGAAGGCAGTAAGATAGTAGTGACAGGGGACACCGAACAGACCGATCGAACCGGCGCAAAAAACGGCTTAGCCGACATCCTAACCAGACTTAAGAAAGGGGGTGTAAAGGGCATTAGTCTATGCGAGTTTGAATCTAAGGATATTCAGCGTCATCATATGATAACGCATATCTTAAAGATGTACGATTAAGCACTAAATAAAGATGTCCCTCGCGGTGCTGAAACACCCAGGGACTCTAACGCTTTAAAGGAGCAATCAGCAATGATATTTATTATATACAAAACTACAAATTTAGTCAATGGAAAATTTTACATTGGCAAACATAATCAATCTAAAGAATCATTTGACGGATATTACGGGTCTGGATCGTTATTAGCAAAAGCAATCAAAAAATACGGAAAAGACAACTTTGTTCGTGAAACTCTGTTTGAGTTTGACAATGAGGGTGAGGCCTATCAACAGGAAATTAAAGTTATTAACGAAAACTTATCCAATCCGCTCTGTTATAATTTACGATCAGGTGGAACTGGCAGAAGTTATAATTCAACTGAGCAATCAAGTTATCTTCAACATAAAAGTGCTATAGCCCGTTGGCAGGATACAGATCAATACAACACTATGAAAATTGAAAGGCAAACTCGATATACTACTCCTGCTGGAAAAGTGATAATTAATAATATTACTAATTCCGTAAAAGCTCTATGGAATGATCCAGATTATATTAAGAAACAAGCAGAGTCAAGATCATCGGTAGAATATCGGGCTGTACTTAGCAATAAAGCAAAAAACAGAGAACGATTTAAGTGTATTCATTGTAACGGAATGTTTCAACCAAGTCACTTAGTACGATGGCACAATGATAATTGCAAACTTAACCCTGTTCTCCTGTAATTATACTATAAATATGTTTCCAATTTTTAACTAATTTAATATGCGGATGGGCATATTCAAAATTATGACCATGTTCTATAAGTAGGGAATTTAATCCGTACTTATATCCGGCCTCAGCATTCTCTGGCTTGTCCTCAATCCAAACGAGGCCAGTGCCTTCATATTCTTCTAGTGCGTCATCTTTGTGCGCTCCGGTATCTAAACATACGATACGTTCAAATGTATGTTCACCGAACAACTTACTTAGATTCATCTCACGAAGTCTTTGCGCATTAGGATCTAGACTTAACGAAGTAATACAATGGAATTTATATCCGTGTTCTTCGACTAACCGTTTGACATAGTACATAGCATCGCGCTGGGCAGGAAGAAATCCAATAGCCGCAGATTCATTAAAAATGCGTATCAGCTTTACTACTTGTTCTCTAGGAATACCATAGCGTATAGCCATGTCATAGTTTAATTTGGACCCAGCAACTTCTTCAAAACCATGTTCTTGCATCCATACATTAAAAGCCCACTCCCAATCCAGCAAACAGCCGTCAGCATCAGTTAGGATTAATTTTTTTCTGTTTCTATATTTTGATTTCATATTACTATTATAATGTAAAATGAATTAAAAGTCAAACGATATGTTAGTGTTTACTAACTTTCTGTTGTAGGCGCATCTGCTTTAATACTAAGGGCATGGCCGTTTTCTTCAAACAATCGTTCAAAGATTTTAGTGTAAAAAGGATAATAGTATCCTACAATACGATCCCAATCTTTTGGTATACTAGTATCTTTAACTCCTGCTTTAATAACTTTTTGTTCCTTGAAATCTAATATAACGTTGACTGTTTGCCAGTCTCGAGTGCGAATTTTATTAGACACAGTCATGGCTTCGTCAATTTTACCCGAAGCTTGCGTATAGTATGTTAAAAACAAATATCTCATAGTTGGCATAATTCCGTAAGTGTTGCCGAAATATTAATTTCTTGATCACTGACTAGAGGCACATTTATTAGACCATTGCGTATGATTATAATTGCTTGATCTTGCTTGTGCGTATCCGTGCTCCACAAATCCAAATTATCGTACATCCATCTAAACATGGAATCCATGTCTTCAGTACTTGCTTGACTACACATCAGTTTCCTAGCTTCTATAATTTTACCAGCTTTAAATAATGCTAC